GACGGAACAGATATCTCTTGGGCTGCTGCTCCTGCTACTGCTTTAGATGATATTGGAACTGGAGATGCAGCCTCTACATTAGCAACTTCTGCTGGTAATATTACTATTGATGCTCAAGGTGATAATACTGATATTATATTTAAAGGAACAGATGGTACTTCTGATACAACATTCTTAACACTTGATGGAAGTGAAGCAGGAAAAGCAATATTCAACGCTGGCATTACTATTGCTGATGCTGGAACTATAGGTTCTGCTTCTGATGCTGATTCTATTGCAATTGCTTCTGATGGTGTAGTAACCATGAATCAAATACCAGTATTCAGTGCTGGTATCAATGTTTCTGGTGGTTCAATAGCAGGTACACTATCCACAGCCGCTCAAGGAAATATTACAAGTTTAGGAACTCTTACTGCGTTAACTGTAGATGATGTTGCAATAAATGGTAAAGTTATAACTATGACAGGTTCAACTGATGATACTGCTGTATTTACAGTTGCAACAAATGGTGCATTAACTTTAGAAACAACCGATACTGCAGCCGCAGCTGCAAATATCCAAATAACAGCAGATGGAACATTTGAAGTAGATGGAACAACAATTACTTTAGATTCT